GCTTAACCAACATACACACAACCTATGCATTTAAAGAAGAGGGCACCGTAGATAAGGATAAAACTACAGTGACACAGGAACATCTGGACTTAGATCACTATTCAGAAATTACTTTTTATATTGAGGACGATGATGATGAAGATACTTAAAACAGATAGCGACACAGACTTAGTAGTTACTACCCCTGTTAAGTGTGGGTGTTCCTGCCAAAAAGATATTGAAGATCTAACAAATCTAGTACATGATATGGAACCTATGTATTCTCAAGTATTAGAGTATGGGTTCCTTGAACGAATAGAGCAAACGGAGAATTCTCTTCTTGACTATAACTTAGTTATACTAGAATTAAAAAATTCTATAGTTACTACTGATAGAATTGTAATCGCTCTTGAAGAAACTACAAATGACTTAGAAAATCATTTTAATGAGGTCGAAAGGGATGTCACAGATTTAGAAAAAGAAACCTCAGATATACTAGATAGTCTAGAAGAGATGAAGACTGAGCGAGATGACATGCTGGTTAAATTAAATAGAATCTTTCCTTCTATCTTTAGTGAGGATAGCCCTTGAATATATACAACTCAATAACCCCTAAGCAGGGACTATCATGGTATGTAAAATGGATAGCCTCTTTATTTCTAATTTCCTCTATGGTTGTTAGAAGTACAGAGCTATCTAATTTTCTAGATATGGTGTTATCATTAATGGGGGTAATGGGTTGGTTTTGGGTAGCATGTCTATGGAAAGACAGAGCATTACTTGTACTAAATTCTTTAGCAATATTTATTTTAGTCATTGGTATTCTACAAAAGATTTAGTTAAGTAATGCTTGACAGTAGTGAGAAGAACGTGGTAGTATACAACTACCGTGATAGTTAGTTAATAGCATAAGGAGATAAGAGTATGGCAATACAAGAAGGTCTTGCTTATTGGGCAAGTGTTACATCACCTAATACTAAGTATGATCCTGTATATACAGTTGATTTAGTAGTAGACCCTGAGGTAGCTGATGATTTTGAAAATAGAGGATTCAAAGTTAGAAGCTTAATTGTAAATAATGAGGATGTTGGTAGAGCTATCACCTTTAAACGAAAGGTAAACGGCAAGAAGGGGCCAAGGCCAGCACCTTTATTGTATAATAAAAATAAGGATGAAGTAGATATCACGGTAGGGAATGGGTCTAAGGTTAAGGTACAGTATGATGAATGGGAAGTTACTAATTCTTATGGGTATTTTAAAGGATTAGATTTCCAAGCACTCCAAGTTCTGAACTTAGTATCTTACAAGTCTGAAGATGGGTCAGAATTTGAATCTTTAGAAGGAGGTGAAGAGTTTTAAATGATTATAAATATAAAAAATAAAGAGGAGGAGGTAACAGTATTTCAGACTGACAATATTCTTGATGAGTCAAAGAAGAATCTTGCACACTCAATCATAGCAAAGGTTGCTAATCTAGAAATACTTAATGAAGCCTTAGTGTTCGCTAGTTCAACGCATCGAGCTACACTAGAAGAATTGCTAGTAAGCTGTGACTATGCTGATAGTGAGCCAGTCAATGAAGAGGGGACGTTGATTGTAGAGTAAAGTAAGAAGATTATTAGAAGACGACTAATATTAATTAAGGGCTAGGTGCATCGTCTATACAGCACCTAGCCTTTTTTATGCGAAGGAATTGTGTATGAAAAATAACTTAGAGTTTATTAAGTATCATTTACCCTGCCCCTCCTGCAAAAGTAGCGATGCTCTATCATTAAATAAAGATGGATCAGCCAAGTGTTTTAGTTGCCACGTATTCTTTCCCCAATATAATTCTAATAACTCTTATCAACAAAAGCCTGAGGTAGCTAATTTGAATACTACTATTTCCCCTACTGGAATATACGCACCCTTAACAGACAGGGGAATCTCTAAACAAACAGCAGAAAAATATGGAGTTAGAAGTACCTTTGATACTAATGGTGCTATTTCTAAACACCTTTACCCACTATTCATTCATAATGAATTAACCGCAACTAAAGTTAGGACTATAAAAGACAAGACATTTATATGGAAAGGTAATCCATTAGGTACCGGATTATTCGGACAAAACTTATTTAAAGAAGGAGGTAAGTACATAACAATAACAGAAGGAGAGTGCGATGCAATGGCTGCCTACGAGCTACTAGGAAGTAAGTGGGCTGTTGTTTCTATAAAGAATGGCGCGTCTTCAGCAGTTAGAGATGTGAAAGAAAATCTAGAATACATAGAGAGCTTTGACAATGTTGTTATTTGTTTTGATACAGATAAGCAGGGGAAAGAAGCAGCCCTTAAAGTAGCTAGAATTTTAAAGCCCGGTAAGGCTAAAATTCTTACGCTTCCTACAGGGTTTAAGGATGCAAATGAAATGCTTCACAAGAAAGAATATGAGACATTTGTTCAGTCTTGGTGGGCTGCTAAGGTATACACACCTGCTGGAATTATAAGACTTTCAGAAAAGGAAAATGAATATATCTCTAGAGAAAAGAAGAAGAGTATCCCCTACCCATGGAAAGGACTTAATAAAAAACTATATGGATTAAGACAAGGGGAGCTTGTTACCTTAACAGGAGGTACAGGACTAGGCAAGTCTAGCATAACTAGGGAATTAGAACATTGGTTCATCAATACTACAAAGGATAACGTAGGTATAATAGCCTTAGAAGAGGACTGGACGCAGACAACAGATGGTATACTCTCTATAGAAGCCAATGCTAGATTAGATATAGATCATTTAAGGGGTGAGTTTACAGAGCATGAGATACGAGGTATGTATAAGAAAGTTTTTGGAAATGATAACATATTTGTTCATGCTCACTTTGGATCCAATGATATAGATGAAGTCTTTTCTAAGATAAGATATCTTATTATAGGATGTGATTGCAAGTGGATTGTTATAGATCACTTACACATGTTGGTATGCTCACTAACAGAGGGAGATGAACGCCGAGCTATAGATAATATTATGACTAGAATTCGGAGTATGGTAGAGGAGACAGGTGCTGGAGTTATTTTAGTTTCTCACCTCCGTAAAGTCCAAGGGGATAGGGGACATGAGAATGGAATCCCAGTTAATTTATCTCATCTTCGAGGATCTAATGGTATAGCACAGTTATCTGATTGTGTAATAGCTCTCGAAAGAAACCAGCAATCGGATGATGAGTTAGAAGCTAGGACAACTAAACTTAGAGTATTAAAATCTAGGTACACTGGAGATGTAGGACTTGCAACCTCATTAGTATATGATAAAAAAACAGGAAGACTATCTGAACAAGAAGAAGATGAGATGCTATCAATAACGAATGATGATATACAATTTTAGGAGTATACTATGCAGTTAGTATTCGATATAGAAACAGATGCCTTAAAAGCTACAAAGATTTGGTGCATAGTAGCTGTTAATACAGAAACAGATAGGATTTATTCCTTTAATCCAGATCAAATAGATGAGGGTATCAAGCTATTACAAACAGCCGACACATTGATAGGACACAATATAATAGGCTTTGACATACCTATAATTAAAAAATTAACAGGCGTTAATCTATACGAAAATACTACTATAATAGATACTCTAGTCTTATCTAGGTTATTCAACCCTGTTAGAGAAGGAGGTCATAGTCTTGCAGCTTGGGGATATAAGCTTAACTTTCCTAAGGGTACACCCCCTGAAGATTTTACAATTTATAATGACGACATGCTTACATATTGTATTCAAGATGTACAGGTAAACAAAAAATTATTCCATCAGCTACGTACTGAGAGTAAAGGATTCTCTAAAGAATCTATTCAACTAGAGCATGAAACAACTAAAGTATTGTCTGTCCAGAGAGATTCTGGATTCAAATTTGATGAGAAGAATGCCATGTTCTTATTAAGTTCCTTAAATAAAAGAAAGAAAGAAGTAGAGGAAGAAGTACAGAAAACATTTAAGCCTAAATGGGTCGATGAAAAATTAGTAACTCCTTACATAAAAAAAGATGGTGACCTATCTAAGAGAGGATTGACTAAGGAAGAGTACGAAAAGTTCAATGGTATCTCTTCTAAAGATATTAAACCTTTTATGAGGAAGAAGCTACAGCATTTTAATCTTGGATCTAGAAAACAAATAGGAGAATACTTACAGGACTTCGGGTGGAAACCTAAGAGATTCACCCCTACAGGTCAGCCTATCGTAGATGAAGGAACGCTTAAAAAAATTAAGCACATACATGAAGCTAATCTAATTGCTGAATTTCTATTACTACAAAAAAGAATAGCACAGATTGCATCATGGGTAGATGCCTTAGAAGAAGATAAAAGAGTACATGGATTTGTTATGAGCACAGGTACAATTACAGGAAGAATGTCCCACAGATTCCCTAATATGGCGCAGGTTCCTAATGTACACAATCCTTATGGAGAAGAATGCAGAGCTTGTTGGATAGTAGATGAAGGGTATAAACTTATAGGTATAGATGCAAGCCAGCTAGAACTTAGGATGCTTGCTCATTACATGGATGACAAGGAGTATATAAATGAAATTATCAACGGAGATATTCACTCTACTAACCAAAAACTTGCTGGACTTGAATCAAGAGATCAGGCGAAGACTTTCATCTATGCCCTCATATACGGAGCAGGAGATCCTAAAATTGGAGGAATCGTTAAAGGAAATAGAGCCGAGGGTAAAAGATTGCGAGAACGTTTTCTCAGCCGTACTCCATCATTTAAATCGCTTAGAAGAAGAGTTGATAGAGCTTCGCAAAAGGGACATCTAAAAGGAATAGATGGGCGTAAGATTTCAATACGACATCAACACGCTGCACTTAACTCTCTACTACAGGGAGGTGGAGCTATTGTTATGAAGAGAGGATTAGTTATCTTAAATAATAAGCTGCGACAAAATGGATTTGATTACAAGTTTGTTGCTAATATCCACGATGAATGGCAGATAGAAGTTAGAGAAGATCAGGCCCATGAGGTAGGGAAATTAGCAGTTGAATCAATTAGAGAGACAGCAGATTATTATTCGATGAGATGTCCTTTAGATGCTGAATATAAAGTAGGAGGTAACTGGAGT